CCGAACGACGTACCGCCAGTCCCGCACCGTGAGGCCGAGCTCCCATTTGAAGTGGTCGCGGTAGGCCTGGTAGGTGTTGTTGTTGCTGTCGAGGACCGGCCATTCGCCCATGTCGCGGTGCTGCAGGCCGGTGATCTTGCCTTTTGGGAAAATTCCGTGACAGGTATCGCTGCCCCAGACGACGATCCACATCGAGGTGTTGGTCGATGCCGTTCCCCCCATGTCGATGACGTTGGCGGCGGTCTGCGCGGTTGCGGTATTGACGCTGTTATATCGAGGCGCGAGCCCATGAAAGCGTTCGGGATTAACCCCGACATTGCCGTAAACGACGGTCGACGCCATCTGCTGGGTCATCCCCTCGAGGAAGCCCCGCACCTCACTCAATCTGAACTCGGCGGTGTTGCCGTTGAGATCGGCGATATCCTTGTCGATTACCGCATAGGTTTCGAGGTTGCCGCAGCTATCGACGATCTGCGCGGTCGTCGACTTTGCGTTTGGAACACCGTAGTTGAGCAGACGCCAGGTTGCCGACGGCAGCCCCGTCCGCACCGTGGTCTTATGCCCGGTCGGGAGGTTGCCCTCCACCAGCAGCATGTCGTCCATGATCTCGTTGGTCTGCGACAGCAGCTCGATGATCGTGGCGGTACGGTAGTCGTCGTCCAAACGCTTGGCCCAGTCCGCGTAGGTCAGGGCATTTGATCCAATAACAGCCATGAGAAGTCTCCGTTAAGGAAGATTGGGATAGAGCGCCCTGGCTGCGGTTTGCGGGCCGGCATCGGACCGCGCGCCGACATTGGGGGACGGTCCTCCAGCCCGCACGGCGCTGCCTTCGGTGAGCGCTTTGGCCCACTGGTACAGCGTGCGCACGGCGGCGGGATTGCTGCCGATCCCCGTTATTTCCAAGGCTTCGCGAAATTTCGGATCGGTGAGCTCTGGATTGTTGATGACTCTTGCAACCGTCAGCTTGACGGCTTCCAGCCCCTGCAGAACGGTTCCGTTCTCGCCCTTCAGGGTTGCCTTTCCGATCACGCCCTTATCTTCCCTTACTTCCGTTTCCCAACTGGCTAGAGTTGAGTTCCAGGCCGTCCGATTGGCATCGGCTTGGGTCTTGGCGACGGTGTTGTAAAGGTCCACCAATTGCTGGGCCGCCGGCTGTGTCAGGCCATGGGCTTTCGCAATTTCACCAAACTTCCCGAGGAGCTCCTTGTCGGGAGCGGTGCCCTCGGGAAACGTGATCTTTTCCGGATCAAATGCTTCCGGTGCGGGCGGCGCTTCCGCTTCCGCGGGCGGCGCTGCCTCGGTGAGGAGAGATGTCGGCGGCTTCTCCGACGCCTTCAATTGCTCCTGCGCGGCGACCGCGGTACCGGGACCGGTCGGCTCCGGGACAGGTGCGGTGACGGGCGCCTCGACGGGTGCCGTGACGGGAGGCGCACTTGCGCCTGGCGCTGGGGCTTCGGTATTAACTGCTGCGCTCACCGTTCGCCTCCTTGAGCATTTCGATGTACCGTTCCGGGCAGGCCTGCATCAGATCGGCGAGGATGCGCAACCCGATGTTCCGTTCCCCTTCGGCACAAGCCATGGTCATCGCGTTGGTCGAGAACGCCGACTGGTAGACATGGCAGAGCGAGAGCAGCTCGTAGGTCCAGGCGCGGCCCTCGTTCGAGCCCATGAGCTGGCGCAGCACCTTTTTGTTGGCCTCGTCGCGCAGGCGGGCGGTCTTTTGCTTTGCCTTGACGGCAACCGGATCGCCGGCGTCGTAGGGCAGGTCGTCCGTGGTCTCTTCCACAATCCGCAGGTCGCTCATGCGTTGCCTCCGGGGGCGCCGCCGAGCATCCGCTCGAGCGCGTTCTGGCCGCCGCCGACATCGGTTTGCGACAGCACGTTGGCGCCCTGCACCGCGGCTGCGGTTTCCTGCTGGACCTGGGCGGTTTGCTTGGCCTTGGCCCGCGCCGCGCGGATCTGGTCGCGGTCGCTCTCCTTGCGCAGGATGCGCGGGTCGGCGCCGATCATGTCGGAATAGACATGGGCGGTGCTGTCGAGGTCGAAATTGTCCATGACGGTCGGGTCGACCGCCACCAGATTGCCGGCGAACTGCATGGCGCGCTCGATCGCGCCGGTCTCGGCCGCCTTCATCGCCATGGCAAAGGGCGAGGTGTATTTGATCGCGACAAACTTGCCGGCGGCTTCGGGCGGCGGCTTTGGGAGGAGACCTCCCCGCAGCATGATGCCCCAGGTGCGCTCGATCGCCCGCGCCAGCGCTTCGTTGTCGATGCGCTTGATGGTCGGCAGCATCAGCAGCTTTTCTTCTTTCCGGGCGATGATTTCCTCGGCGGTGCGCACGGTCTGCAAATCGGAAATGTCGGTGAAGAGGTTATTAAAGAACGTCCGCTTGATCCGCTCCTGGACCTCCTGGATGTCCTGCTTCATCTCGGCGATCGGCGGCATCACGGTGTAGACCGTGGTAAACCCCGGCCGATCGCGGCTGAGCCCGTTGACATAGGTGATACCGCCCGGCAGGAGGCTCGCCGGCTGGTTCTTCATCTGCACGTCGGCGGTCATTGGCGGATTGACCATTTTGTCGATGGCCTGCGCCTTGCGCTTGGTTTCCTGCTGCAGTTGCTTGACGTCGCCGAGCGCGTCCATCGCTGGCGAGCGCCCGTAAGGATCGTTGCCCGTCAGATCCCAACGCGGCACCACGGCGGGAAAATCGTGGTAGCCGCACTTGCGCAGGATGTAGTCGCGGCCGCTCCCCGCCTCCCAGTAGACCTCGCGAAACTTGAACATTTTCGGGACGCCGCAATAGGGTTCGAGGTTGGGCTCGATGGCGCACATCACGACCTGTTCGCGGGTGAGCGAGGCACCGCCGGTGTCGAACTGCTTCTGCAGCCCGGGCGACATATTCTCGTAATCGAACTGGTCCTCGATCTGGGCGATGGTGAGGACGAACTCGCGGTAGAGGATGACGCTCTCAAACCGGCTCAAGCTGTCGACAAAGTACTCGCCAAAGCACGGGTTGTAGCAGTGGATGACGTTCTCAAAATCTTCGTAAATGATAACAACCGCCGTCCCAAAGATGACCAAATCAAAATACATCGTCGCCATGGCGTTGTAGAAATTGCTTTCTTGAAAGACCGTGTACATCCGGCGAGCGCACTCGGCGAGCCAGCGCACGACGTCGGAGCCGGCGTCGTCCTCGCCGTCGATCATGAACTTGAACCAGGGCGTGCTCGGATTGGACAACCCCGCCAGGAGCCCCGAGGCCAGCGTGCGCGCCGCCAGCGTGCCGGTACTATCGATGATGTGCTGGTTGATCGGCGAGCCGCGCGCTGCCTGGTTCGGGGTGATGATCCACTTGTATCTTCTGGGCAGGAAGTAGTTGGCGAGCTCCTGGGCGTGGACCCACCACGAGTAGCGGTTAGAGCGCAGCCCCGCCATGCGGTTCTCCGCGCGCTGCCGCAGCTCGTAATTATCGGAGTGCTCGGCGGCCATCTACGCTACTGACCGGGGGTGCTGCTGCCGAGGATGTATCCGGCGATCGCCGAGAGCGCGGCCAGGGCGGCATCGCCGTGGATTTTGTCCTGCAGGCAGAGCAATGCGATGCTCGGGATGATCAGGAAGAGCGCGATTGCCCGCGAGATGATCCGCCCCTCGATCATCTGACCAGCCGTGGTGTCGCTGCCAGGGGCAAAGAAGACGGCGCCGAAAGTTATCGCTCCGCTGACCATGATCAGCACGGCGACCAAGCCCAGCGCCGCCCAGATCAAGCGGTCGTGGTTGTCCGGCACCATGGCGGAACTCGCTCACTCATCCCCCCAGCAGGGTCTTGCCGCCGGTCTGCGGCTGTCCCAGCACGCCTCCGGGGCTGGTGAGGATGGTCGAGCCGAGCCCGCCGGCCGCCGCCGCGCCGGCCGTTGACGTGGGCGGCGGGGGGGTTACCGCACTGGCCAACGTAGGGGGCGGCGGCGGCGGCGGGGGTGGAGGTGGCGGTGCCGGTACTTTGGGTCCGCCGCCAAAGAGCGCGCCCATCAGCTGCCTTGCGGCAGCGGTGGGCCCCCGGGCATGCCGGGTGGCAGCGCGACCTCTCCAGGCGCCGCCTGGTTGCCCGGACCCGGAGCCGGCGCGCCGGACGGCATGCCCTGGCCGGCGGCGACCTGGGA